TTAGGCGTAAATTCCCGGCGATTTCCTCTGCCTGTTTTCGGTCCATCAACCAAGCGTCATCAAAATCATCTGTCCACTTTTGGTTTCCTGACCTGACGGTCGTATGCCCATCCCCCCCCACCCATCGCCTTGCTAAAGTTGCCCCGTCTCTGGGGCTTGTCGTTAAGACGCAAAACCTATCGTCCATTGGTTCGGTCCTTTAAATGAGTGCTGACTTTACGCGGTTTTCGTAGTCAATTTCTGCCGCCTCTTTTGCGTCTGCAAGTTCAGCCTCAAACCCCATGTATGGATGATATGCGGGGCGCTTCCAGCCGTAGCCATACTCACCGCGTCCTGCGATTGTGTATCGCCCAAACGGGGTATCCATCTGGTAGTGGTATCCACTGCTAGGCTCGGAAGCGCCCCACTTGGGAATAATTACTTTACTCATTATTTTGTCCTTTAAATGGGGGCTTCGGTGTGGGCTTCGCGGAGCGCATCTTCTGCGCTTTCGCCGGAGCCTAAGACTGTGTTCGTTGACGCATCCACAATCGCCCAAGTTTCGGTTTCCTGCTCTCGGTACAGATGCAAGGGCAGGCGGTGATATGTCATCCAGTCGAGCAATGCGGCGGCGTCCATGGTGTCGGTCCCTTTATGTATACCATTTGTCGTGGTGTGATTGGCAGACGCTTTTGACGCCTTCTAGATCGGTGCTGTGGCTCAACATTGTGCCGTTTGCGTATGCCCAAAAGCTGCCCTTTGCTGTCTTTTCAATCTGCAACTCGACGGGGTAAATTTTCGACCCGCTTTGTGCTGTCAGATGATAGTCTGGCGCGCAGTCTTTCCATTTTAGCGTCATGCTGCGGTCCTTTAAGTGAAGGTTTCAAATTCGTCTTCGCAGCAAGGGCTGACCTCCTGCGGCTCTGTCAGGATTATCTTCGTGCCGTCGCTGTGCGTTTCGGTCGAATAGACAAAATCAATCCGCTTTGTGTTGGCAAACTCTTTGCCGCAATCGTCGCATACGTGCATCTGTCTGGTCCTATTGTGTAAGGGGTTGCGGCACTAACAGGTCGAGTAGCTGCCGACCGATATAGTTGGTGTATTGTGGCGGGATACTTTGGGCTAATTCCTTCTGCCCAAGCCAGTGCAGCCCGGTCATTTCTTGCACCAAGCCAACGCCGGGAAAGTGCCCGACATATTGGATAAATTCGCCGTCTTTTGGTGGCCTGCCCATCTTGGCATTAGGCGCGTCATGCGGTGGGTGCGGCGGGGCGGTGATCGTCATGTTGCTTTCGAATAATCGGTGCCGATACGTCCGCATTCCAAACATTGAGCCGCACAATTCGATAGGATCAATTAGCGGGCTACCCGGCACATTTTCGATCACATACGGCTTGCTGATAGACCGAAGCGCATCGCGGGTTGGCTCAATCAGGTCTGCATATTCTTTGCCTGCGGATCGAAACTGCATGGACGCCATAGAGTAGGCTTGGCAGGGCGGCGATGCGTGGATCACGTCAAATTCGTGGTGATGTTCCAGCACAAATTCAATCGCGTCTGCCTTGATAAACCGCCCCCGGTGCCGTGGCTGATCGACAATATCAACCCCGGTCACGTCGAAGCCTGCCAGCTTGTAGCCGTGGCTTGCACCGCCTCCGCAGCAGTAAAGGTCGAGCAGTTTCAACATCAATTCGGTCCCTTGTGTCAGTCGTGGCTGCGGTCATGTTCAATGGCCTTTTCGGCACTCATAGTGCGCCAGTCTGGCCATGTTCGGTTTTCGTTGCGGTCCTGCTTCCCGACAATGATGTTGCAGGCCAATTCTGCAATCTCGGCGCTGGTCTTGATGCGCTTGTCGCCTTCATTGCAAAACGAAAGCTGCCGCGTCAGGCCGTCCAGTGACAGGATCACCAGATCGACCCATTCATCAGCCGATCCACCGCTATCGCGCACCTCTGCAATCTCTTTCGTGATGTGGTCAAGCACGCCGTTTGTGCGGGTGCCGGGGCCGTAGGTCGCTTTGCTGAACGCCATTTGGCGTATCAGGTGCTGCTTTAAATCCATGTCTGCGGTCCTCTGTGTCATGTTCGTTTCGGTCTGCGTTGACCCTCTGCAACAGACATTAGTAGCCCTGCGCCTTCATGTCAATACGTGTATATACACAATGATACACGTATTGACATTTGCAGACTCGCAAACTATTCTTTACCTCATGATAATGGCACGCAGAAAAATCCCGCTGGGTCTGGCCTTAGAGCCTGATGTAATCGCCGCTCTTGACGAGTGGATTAAATCGCAACCCGTTCCGCCTTCACGCACGGCGGCGGTTGAGGCCGCTATCATGGCCTTTGTGAAGGGGAAGTCAGATGACTAAATCAGCCCTCTATCGCTTCTACGGTGCGTCTGATGTGCTGTTGTATGTCGGCATATCTCAATGCCCGTTCACCCGCGCAAAGGCGCATGACGCGAATGCAGGGTGGTATCACGAGGTGCGCTTCATGGAAGTTGAGTGGCACGACACACGCGAGGATGCCTATAGGGCGGAATCAATGGCGATTGACAGGGAGCGCCCAAAACACAACATCGCGTCCCGTCACCAGATGCGCAACGTCGCGGAAACGGTCATTGAGCCAGAGCCGTTGCCGCGCGTGCCCTACTACAACTGCGGGCCACAGCTTCCGCCAATGCTAGGGCCACCAAAGCCCGGCAACGCCTACTCTCTAGGGGATGGGTTTGCGCCTGACGTAGTGCCCCCAAATCGCCGCTTTGACAGCACGAGGCACGAACTGGTGCGCAAGATCATGCGGGCGGGGGATATGCTCTACATAGCGCCGGGGGCAGATGTGCCGCCTGACTATGTGCCGGGCTTGATGGGCGATGAGATTTACTTAGTGCCCGTCTAAGCGCGCCAGCGAGATTATGGAAACCAAGATCAACCGCGCTTGGCTTAACCGCCACTGCGAAAACCGGACACCGAAGAAATAGGAGCAAGCACATGGGCCTACCCGACTGGACTTATCAAATACCGTGGGACTCTGGCCGTGGCGAATTGCTGCTAGAAGTCCGCGCCATATTGACTGAACCTGTCTGCCCTACGGTTAGCTTGAAGTGGGAAACAAGCGGCGAGGTTTTGTGTCGCTTTGACAGGGACACCATTCAGGGCGGCATAGATGCCGCAGTCGAGTGGGCAAAGGCTAACGTCGAGTTTAAGCCCGCCGAAACCGAACAGCAATCATAGGAGACGTGTTCATTTCATAGGCGAGTGGGTGTCGGGTAGACCGGAGTAGCGCAAGTCCGGCCCTAACGGCAATAAGACCACGATGCAGCGACCAAGGCCCAGCGGAGCAGTCTGACCCGATCAACGCTAACCGAAAGGGATGCACGGGTGATCCAAGACGCCTCGCCTATGAAATGAACACCAAACCAAGGAGCAAGTGCATGGCCGACATAGAACTGACTGCCAAGTTTCAGACGGACATCGACGTTTCTCTATCGGCAGGCGGCGACGGGCATATCTCCGTCTCCTTCTGGGAAAGCGATGTGACACATCGTGTCAGTCTCGCAGATCTGGCGATCTACCTGATTTCAGACGCCGATGTGGCGGCCCATGGCGATGACGAGTTTCGCGCAGCAGAGGTTGGCCGTGCAAGGCTGGTCGCGGCGCTTGAGGCGCTGATTGATCGCGTGAAGGCCGAGACGGTATAAACCGAATAACCCACGAGGGAGCAAGCGACATGCATATACGCAGAAACATGACCAGCGAAGACCATCGCAGCTTAATCGCTGAATGGAAGTCTCAAGCCAAAGAGAAGGCCAGAATCATGCGGAGCGAGGCGGCTACATTGCTGCGGCAGGCTGACAAGATTGACCCGCCTAAGACCGAACAGCAATCATAGGAGCAAGCGATGCGCGGGATACTATACAGCACAACAGCCATAAGCCTGAGCCTGCCAGAACTTTCCGCAGGATCATATGCCCCTGCGTTCTGGGTTTATCCAGACGACAGCCTACGCGCTGCTGTCAGACCCATTGGTCAGATCACAAGAGACATTTCCACACGCCCATTTTAAGGAGCAAGCGCATGGCACACACACCAGATCAGGCGGCTCAGATAGTTAAGAAGCGAGATGCTGAAATTGACCGGCTGCGCAAGATGCTGCGCGACCAGTTCGAGGGCTGGCACGATCCAGACTGCAAAGTGTGGCGCGAGAGCGTCAAGATATGCACCTGCGGGCATGACGAGGTTAAGGCCGCGCTGGCCGGAACCGCACACCAATTTTAGGAGGCACCGAACCGATGGATGAACAATGGACCGAAGTTGGTTTAGCCACTCCAGATAAGGGGCAAAAGGTGCTCGCATGGGCGGCTGACGGTGAAAGCCGAGTGAGATATTTGATGCGGGGCACCTGCTTCAATGGCCGTGATTTTGTTTTCGGCCCTCACGGCACCCGGATGCATGGCGTGACTCACTGGATGCCGCTTCCATAACCGCCAGAAAACGAAGAATGAAGAACGCCTTGACCGCCGCAGGTATCATCGACGTGATATTTACCTACGGCGGCGGGGCGTTCTTGCTGTGGCTGCTGTGGTGGGTGACGCGGTAGGGCGCTATTTCATCGCCGCTTCATAGTACCGGTCGCCCATCGCGTTGCGATCCTCCGGCGTGAAATGCACCCCGTCGCTTGTGGCGAGCCCCTTGCTGCTGGCGATGTTCACGCCGAAGCGCGCCGCCAACTCAGGCATATCCGCGTTGCGCGTTTGATATTCCGGCAGATCGCGGGCAACCTCGCCAAAGGTGACGTTGGTATCGCCGTCGATGTAGCCTTTCGTTTCCATCTGGCCTAGCACCGTGCCCCATGTGCCGACCCAATACTCGCTAGACTTGCCGCGATCCGCCTCGCCCTGGTGGACTAGCAGATGATCCGCAGTCTTTCCGCTGAACGTGCTATCCATGACATCAGCCACACGGCCCCCGTTTAGGAACTGCGCCACGTTCTGACCGCCTACAGCCGCCTGATAGTATTGCACGTTGACTGTCGGGTTATCAGCTTGCAGCCGCCGCGCGTATTGCTGCCCGATGCCGAACTCCTCTGTGCCGCGCTGCATGTTTGACTGACCGATGCCGAATACTGGCACCTCGTCTTTGATCGGGTGAACGGCTGGCTGGTCGATGACTGGCCGCATAGGCGCGTCTATCGGGCCGTAGGGGTTTGACGCGCCACCGCAGGCCGTGACGAGCAGCAGGGCGGCGAAGGCTGGGATCTTATTCATGTGCGGCGTCCTTGGGTTGCGCGGGTAACTGTTACACGTAACGCTTTGAACCAATACAGCACAACGCGAAGGCGAACAAAAGCCGGTATAAAAGGGGTGTATTGCGTGAACATGCGCCCCATGACTGCCCTCCGAAGGCAGAGGTCACTGGTTCGAATCCAGTCGGGTGCACCAATTTTATATGACAATTCTTTATCCTCCGGTTTAGTTGTATCTGTTACAAGTAACAGTAACGCCTATTTTCGGCGTGATTCTACCGCGTTTAATGCGGTCTGCAGGTAGTCCGTTGCGTGGTGGCCGTAGACCTTCTGGATGGTCTCGGCACTGGTCGCAAAGAAGCCTGCAGCATCCCAGACAGTCGCGCCGTTGTGCAGCGCCCACGTTATCGCGGTATGCTTCAACGTATGGGGTGACACGCCAGTCAGACCTGCAGAACGTGCGGCCTTGGGAAATGCCCGCTTGATGTCGCCAACGCGTGCACCTTGATACTCAACCGCCCAGACAGATCCTGCAGCGTGCCAGCGGCGCAAGTGGCTTAGAAGCTGGCGCGGGATTGGGGCCGGGGTGCGGCGCTTGTTCGTCTGGCGCTCACCTTCGCCGCGCCGGTGCATGATGCCGCGCTGCAGATCGAACCATCCGCCGACGGTGTTTGGCGTAAACCCCATGCGCAAGATGGCGTCTTTGCGGGTGCCTGTGTAAATCGCGATTAAGATGAACCGTGCGAGGTGCCGTGACTTGTGGCCACGGTATGCGGCCCAGATTAATGCTGCAGCCTCGTCCCGCGTTAGCCAGCGTTCTTTTGCCTCTGGCGCGGCGGGCAACGTCACGGCGGGCGCTGCAGTCACATAGCCCTCCTTATGCGCGTAATTCATTGCAGCCTGCAGGGTGCCGAGTTCGCGGCGGACTGTGGCAGGGGCTTTCCCCCGCCATTTACCATATCGCCTGCAGGTCTCGCCTTTGACATGGCTTAGCTTGAGCTCCGCCCAGAACGGCAACAGCGCGTCCATCGCGTAACCGATACGCTCTGGCGCGGCCACGGTCTGCGCGTATTGCTCGGCATAGATAGCCAGCACTTCGCCGCAGGTTACGTTTTCCGGCTCATTGGCAGCACCTGTCCGCCCTTTGGTGGCGATATAGGCTCCAAGCGCCTTTTCAGCTTCGACGCGGCTTGTGCAGCCCGTAGAGCGGTCGGGTTGGCCTGTGTCTCTGATATACCAGTGCGGGCGATGGGCGAACTTGTGGAGCCTTGCTCCTTTGGCTGGTCTCGGCATTTTTTCAATAACTCCGGTAGGCGGTCACGTTCCAGGCGGATAGCGCGCCCCATGCGGACAAGGTAGCCGTGGCTTTCTGCAGCGGTGCGCAGGCTGGCCGGTGGCACGCCGAGTTCTGCAGCGGCTTCCTCTATCTTGCAAAGCAATCCCATCACACCACCTCTCCACATGTATCGCACAGGATACGGCCCTCGTTATTGTCCATCATCCCCGTGCAGGGCTTGGGGCGGTATCCGCGCGGGGCGTCTTCGTCAGGCTCGGCGAACCTGCCGCAGTCGTCGCCGTCCTGCGTGCCGATTTGGTGCGGCTCGTCGGGCCCGCGCAAGGCCCATGCGTCGTATCCTGGTGGGAGCAGGTTCATGGCTTAGCCTCCGTGGGCAATGGTTTCCACTCGCGCGGCGATGGTGACTTGATCCACGAGTATCGGGCGATGGCGTCCAGATCGTCCCACGCTGGGCGGGGCTTGCCGTTGTGATAGTTGGGCTTGGCCTTGCGGTCGGCCTCGTATGCTTGGCGTCCGGTCATGGCTGGGCCTTTCGTTTCTGCTTGCGGGCAGCTTTGATCTTGTCGCGGTTCTTGCCGCTAGGCTTTCGCGGCTTCGGCGGCCCGCTATAGCGTGGCTCTCTGATCGGCTCTGACACAAGCAATGCCGCAGCTAGAACGCTTCCCCATTCGCTACGCATCACCATCCCTCCATCGGCGCATCAAACTGGACCCACTCGCACGGGTCGCAGCGGGTTATCTCGCTGAACGCCAGCCAGCCGACAAGCACGATCAGGCTAACCATTGCCACCATGACGCCTGTGAACAGGACGCCGCAGGTGCCTGGATAGTGTGGTGCGTCCGTGGTGTTGCTGCGCATTTCGCGGAACGTCGTGGGGGTGTCTATGTGTAGGGTCATGGCTTGTCCTTCTTTGGTGTGAAGACATCGAAAATCCACAGCACAAGTGCGACGGGGAATATCAGGCCGGCCAAAGCGCCACCCGCTATAAGCCCGTAGGCAAGCGCCTCTAGAAACAGTGCGTCGAGACCGTCCATCATGCTGTCTCCATCTGTGCTTTGCCCCACGCGATTGCTTTCTCCACCTGCGCGTCATTCAGCAGGCGGGCGGGGTTGCGGGTTGCGTTGGTTGCGGCGGCGTAGCGCTTCCACAGCGCCTCGCAGCCGTCGTGGTTGCCGTTCTCGGCGGCGTCGATCAGGCGGGGCAGGGTCATGCGTCACCTGTGGCGCGGTAGTTTGACAAGGCTTCACTGGCTTTGGACTCCGCGTCTGCCGATATCAGACACGCTTGGTCACACGCATATCTAAGCGCGTCCCTGTCTGACTTGTCCCAGCAGGTCTCGCCAACCTCAATGAGTGCGACATGTGCTGCGTCCAGCGCCTCCGCCATCGCATCCGCCGCTTCCACCCGCTTGCGCAGGGCGTCACGCTGGAGGCGAAACTTGTCTGCGTCAGCTATCGCCTTTGCAGTGCTGCGGTGCAGGGCATCGTTATCGGTGCGCATGGCGTCAAGCAGATCACCGCGAACATATGATGCTAGAACATCGCCCTCGACCTGACCGGCCATTGCGTCATCTATGGACGCTGAAAAATGCCCGACATCCCATTGCGGGCCGTTCTGGTAAACCATTGGCGCTGCGTAAATGCGTTCTGGCGCGTCATCATTCGGCAGGGTCATTGCATCACCTTCATTGCATGGCGGGCGGCCAAGACGCGCAGGCGGTCGTCCTCAAGCACGGTGTTGACGTTTACGTGCGCAAAGCACGGCTGCGACGTTACCCAATCTAGGGCTTGGTCGTCGGTCAGTTCGTAGGCGGCGAATGCTTCATCCGGCGTCACGGTTTCCCAGAAGTCGGCCATGAACTTATCCAGCCGCGCTTCGCCTGCCGCTATGGTCTTGGCGCTGACAGGTTCAACGCTGTGCAGGCCCTTGCCCATGCGATAGCTGACCTTGTTGCGGTAGGCTTCGAGGGCGTTGTAGGGCGTCAGGTAGGCGGGGGTTATGGATGGCGTGTGGCGGGTCATCAGAAATTACTCCGGTAGCGTGCGCGTTCCTCAAGATCGGCAACCTGCTTTTCAAGGTCAGCTATGCGGGCGGCGGCAACCTTGTCGCCGATGTGCGCGGCAACAGCCTTGCGGATGCCGTCTGCGTCATAGCCTTCGGTTAGCGGGTAACGCTTCATTGCCCATTCTTTGCCGGACAGCAGGGCGGTAACTGTGCCTTCGACCATATGCCGTATCTCACCAGCCGCGTTGTATTGCGTGTCTTGCAGCAGGTAGTCCTTGAAGTCGTCCCAGACCTTATCGCGGATCTGCTCGGACACGGCTTTGCTGATTGTCTCGGCAAGCGGCGCAAGGTGTTCGTCAGTCCAGTCGGCGGTGAACTTCTCCATGAAGCGGCGGGCGGCGAAGTAATCAGGCCCCAATGTGGGGAAGTCCTCTGCCTCGGCGAAGTCCTCTGCGGTAAAAACTTCGTCCATCACACGCGCCCCCCGTCGATCATGTAGGCGGGGATGCTGGGGAGTATCTCGGCATCCACAATAACGCCATGATACTGCGCGAACGGGTTGTGCAGCGGGCGAACGCGGGGCTGATAGTCGGGCAGGAATATCTCTGTGCGTCCATCGTCCATCGTCAAGGTGGGGATCTCGCGCGGAATGCGGCGGGACGTGTGAAGGTTGATGCGATTGTCATACATGGTGGGGCTCCTCTTGGGGGTTAGTCGTGAATGATCGTGTCGCAGGCAGTCACGCGACCGTCTGTGATGGTGTAGGTGTGGGTGATGTTGGCGAAGCAGTTCGGGTTGCCCCAATGACCGTCCTCGACCACGACACCCCCGTCAGGTTGACGGTAGACGTGAATGTCGTGGGTCAGATTCCGGGCCTTGGGCTTGACGCGGTAGGCGGTGTCACGGTCCCAGACAGGGTTGTGGCATTCAGCCCATGCCAGCCAGTTTGTGTCGTCGCCACCTGACCGCACAGTGCCTTGAATTTTTTCGCCGCGATAATGTGCCAGCATGAGCAAGCCAATCTCGACGTCGGTCATGTCCCTGAACAGCGTCATGCCATCACCTTCGCGCAGATAGCCGCGCCAGCTGCGACAGCGACCATCACAGCGATCAAGCCGTATGCGCCCGTGATGACCTCGACGTAGAGGGCGGCGTTGTATTCGCGGGCGGTCATGCTGGCACCGGGGCGGTTGGCAGCGGCATCCAGTGCGTGATGTTCGTCTCGGACTCGATGCAATCAAGCCCCTCGGCGAAAGGCTGAACCTGCCACTCAGCGGGATAAAAGTTGTCTTCGCTAGCGTCCATCCAGAGTATCACGCAGACGCCAGCGGTAGGGTCGCCATGCTGCGTTGCGGTAACTTCGTCATAGCCGAGAAGGTGTTCGCCTTCGACCTTGGGTGCGGTCGCTATCGGTTGCCATGCTGGTGCGGTTGTCATTGCTCTCTCCTTCCGGGTGTTGGGCCGGTATGAGGATTAAGCTATCCACCATTCGTGGATTAATCAAGCATAAATCCACACAAGGTGGAGATTAAAAATAAATCAACTTGGAGATGAACTTTTTACTAGACGCGCTAGCACAGAACGTTCACAAATGTTCTCAAACCAGATTAAGGCGAGCAAATGGACGTCGATGCGCGTTTAGATAGAATGATTGAAATGGCTGACGAAACCGGGCTTACACTTGATGAAGTGGTAAGGGCCGTGGGTCGTTGCGATCAGAGTATCTTCGACAAAGCCTCTGGCAACCCAAACATCCTGCCGCGATATATCGCGTCCAGCGTTAAACTGTAACGCTCGCAAAGGGCCTCTGCTGAGTCCACAGGGATACGCCTGACACCCTTTTCCCAATTGTTATACTGGGTAGGGTTGAAGCCGTGCTTCTCGGCCCATGCCTTTTGCGATAGGTCGGATAGCCCCGTGCGCAAGCGCAGGAGCCTAGACCCGATTTCGGCATATGGTTGAGCATCTATAGTCATGCACCCAATGTTCACAAAATGTGATTGAAAGCGCAATTCACCAATTGTGGGCTTGATCGTATCCACCGTTTGTGGATATAGTGCGGTCATGATGAACACCCAAACATTTGCAACGACAATCGGACGCCAGAAAATGGCGGCTGCGCTTCATGTTCTGCCAACAGCGGTAAGCAACGCCGTTGTGCGCGGCACGTTCCCTCCATCATGGTACGAGACCTGTCGGGGGCTTGCGGCGGAGGCGGGTATTACCTGCCCCCCGTATTTGTTTAATCAGCGTCCTCATGGTTCACCAACTGTGGATTCTGAAACGATTATTCAAGGCGCACCTGCACAAAAGGTGGCGCAATGACCCGCTGTGCCCTCTACCGCCACCGAGACGCAGACGGCCAGCTTCTCTACGTTGGGATAAGCGTAAATCCCGCAAGCAGGCTTTCTGCTCACAAAGCCAGTTCGTCTTGGGCGGGGTATATCGCTAGCGTGGATCTGGAATGGTTCGACGCGCGCGAAGAAGCTGCGGCGGCAGAGCGTTGCGCGATCCGCGACGAACGCCCCGAGTTCAATCGGGATTACTCGATCCGCGATGAAAACGCGATTGATTGGCTGGTGTCCCATTGGGGAACACGCGCCGACTTTGCAGCCGCTATCGGGGGCAACAAAGAGGCCGTCCACAAGTGGGCAAAGACAGGCCGCATCCCGTCCGATTGGCAGGCCGCTGTGGTTGATGCCGCGCAAGCCGCTGGCATGCGATTCATCGACGCCGCTTGGATGCTGTCCGTGCATGACCGCCGCCGCACGGAGGCCGCACAATGACCCGCCCCACGCTTTCCCCCGCGCCGTTCAATATCCCGCCCGCGCCCCGTTCCCGCGACCGTGCAGCGCTTGCCCTGATGCCGCGCACGGTGTCGGCTGAACTGTCCTGGCACGCGGATCTAGGCACCAAGCACGTTCGCGGCACCGACGACACACCGCGCGATGTTTGCGCGATGTTCGGTGTTGAGCAATGACCCCCCATTCCCATCCCGCCGCCCTCCTCGGCAGGATCGCCGCTGACTTCTCCCCCAGCGGCGTAACTGGCGCGGCGCTGACGGCTCCCACGCCTCGCGCTGCGCCATTCTTATCCCAAGCAGAGTTGTGGCTACAGCGCGCCAACGCGGCCCATACAGCGGCCCTAGCTGCGTTTCGCGGCAACCCTAGCCACCGCAACCGGCAACGGCTGTCTGACGCCTGCCTAGAGCGTGTGAAGGCGTGCAACCGCGTGCGGGAGGTGTCGGAATGAGACGCCCACCGATGAAAGCCAAGCGTGACGCCAACGAGGCCAGCGTGTTCGCAATCCTGCGGGCGCATGGCCTTTCGGTGTATCCGCTGGATCTGCCGCTAGACGCGCTGGTTGGCTACGCGGGGCAGAACTACCTGGTCGAGGTAAAGGACGGCCCAAAGGCGGCAATGCGTCCCAAGCAGGTTGAGTTCTTCAAGGATTGGCCGGGGCAGTTCGCCGTGATCCGCGACGACGACGAAGCCGAGGCGTTTGCGAAGGCTGTCCGTGCAGAAAATGCCATGAAAATAAGGGGATCAGCGCAATGAAACGCTTGCCCTGCCGTGTTATCCATGCCATAAAAATGACACGGGACCGAAGCTGCTTCAACAGCGTCCGGCCCCTTGACACAAGCGAACCCTACGGAGGTCCGAATATGCCCGTTGATGGCAATATGGCGATTCTGTCGCCAATTTCAATAGATATTTCATGCGCGGATAATGGTGGCCTGTAATGAGCCTGCCATATTTCCCCATGTATCCCACCGACTTTGAGGCCAAGACGTCGCACCTGACGCTTGCCGAAGATGGTGCATACAACCGCCTGCTGCGCCTCATGTGGATGACGCCGGGCTGCACTTTGCCTGCCGATCACGCGTGGCTGATGCGCCGCCTGCGGGTGGACGAGGATACGTTTTTCACCGTCGTCAAGGTCGTGCTGGACGAGTTTTTCACGGTCAAGAATGGCCGTCTTAGCAATGCTAAACTGTCCCGCATTTTTGCAGAGACAAGCGTAGCACATCAGAAGCGCGTTTCTGCTGGCTCTAAGGGTGGCAAGGCTAAGTCACTGAAAACATTAGCGGCCGCGTCTAGCAATGCTACAGCAATGCCCAAGCAACCAGAACCAGAACCAGAACTAGATATAAGAAAGAAAGAGGATACTAACGTATCCTTGTGCAACACGCCTCCGGCCATTGATGAAATTGCGCAAGCTGTCTCGGCATACAACGGCACGGCAGAGCGCACAGGCTGGCCCAAGATCCAAACGCTATCCCCAGCAAGGCGCAAGTCGCTGCGCGCCCGTCTTTCTGACGCAGGCGGAGTGACCGGCTGGGAGGTCGCATTGTCCAAGGCCGAAGCGTCCAGCTTCCTAACTGGCCGCACGGACCGACCATTCACAGCAACTTTCGACTTCATCGTCAAACCGGCGAATTTCACAAAAATCATGGAGGGCAACTACGATGACCGCGCTAACGCAACTGGACGAGCAGACCAACATCGCGGCCCGTCTGGCTTCGCGCCAACCGGCGGACGTGGACAGGATGCTAGTATCGCAAGCATCGTCGCACGGCGTAGAGCTGCGCGAGGGTAGCCGGTTGCGCCCGATCTACGACGAGCGCGGCACGTTTCTAGGCAACGACGTTGTGCCGTTGGGCTGGTATGCGAAAGGCCCAGACGGGGGCAAGGCTGCGACGGCTGACGTGGTGCGCAAGGCGATGACCCCAGCGCCTGTTGACACCATTGAAGAATGGCTTGCCGAGTTGTCCGTCATCACGGCGCGACGTGCCGAGGACGAGTTCACCGGGGCGCTGCGGGTTGATGCGTATTCGCGGCGGCTGGCAGGCTATCCGGCGGACGTGGTGAAGGCTGCGCTGTTCGAGGGCAAGTGGAAATTCTGGCCGACATGGGCGGAGTTGTCCGAGGTCTGCGACAAGGCCGTTGCGAAGCGCAAGGCGATGGCTGCGGCACTGGACGGCAATGCAGAGGCCCGCGCTGAAAGCCTGCGCGAAGATGCCGAGCGCGACCGTATCTCAGGCAACCGCGCCAAGGAAATCATGGAAGAATACGGCTTCACGCCGAAGCGTTTCGGGCGTGCAGCATGATTAGCAAGCAGAAGCCTTGGACCGCAGACGACGATGCAATGATCCACGCTTGGTATTCGCTGGAAGGCGCAAAGTTCTGCGGCGATGAAATTGGCCGCTCGGCAATCGCAGTTGGTCGCCGCGCCCGTCAACTCAAGGCAGAGGGCAACTGGCCTGCGGAGGCTCTATGACCGAGACCATCCCCGCCATGCGCGACCGTCAATCGCTGGAGCTCGTCGCAGCCGTCACAGCGCAACTGGATAGCGGCGTATCCCAAGCAGAGGCCGCACGTCGCCTAGGGGTATCGCATACGCACCTGCACAACATCATCAAGCGGAACGCGATTGACTGGCCGGACAGCCGCCAGGCCGCACCAATTCACACAAGGGAGACAGCACAATGACGAACGAGGAGCAATTCAAGCGAACGGTGTCGGAGCATCTAGGTGTCGATATCGACCGCGTCACACATAGCGCCAGCCTGATTGATGACCTTGGCGCTGACAGCCTCGACTGCGTGGAGTTGGTAATGGCCGCCGAGGAAATTTTCAACTTCGAGATCAGCGACGAAGAAGCCGAACAAGTCGAAACTTTCGGGGATGCCATGAAGATTATCAATGCAGGAGCGAAGCAATGACCGAGAACGTAACCGGCGAAGAACTGCGCCAGTTCATTGAACGCTATGAGCGCATGGAATCCGAGAAAAAGGACATCGTGGACGGCCAGAAGGAAATCATGGCCGAGGCAAAGGGCCGTGGCTACGACGTGGCCGTTCTTCGCAAGATCATCGCCATGCGCAAACGCGACAAGGACGATCTGGACGAAGAAGAAGCCGTTTTGGAAATGTATATGGCCGCGTTGGGAATGAACTAATGAAAACGATCACCATCGCCGGAACCATTGGCCGTGACGCCGAAGTCCGCAACGCCGCAGACCGCAAGGTGACAGGCTGGTCCGTCGCCGTCGATGACGGATGGGGCGACAAGAAAACAACGCTTTGGTTTGACTGCAACTGGTGGGGGCAGCGCGGCGAAAAGGTCGCGCCGTATCTGACCAAGGGCGGCAAGGTCACAGTGTCCGGCGAGCTCTCAACCCGCGAATACGATGGTAAGACCAAGCTGACCATCGAAGTCAACAATGTGAAGTTGCAGGGCGGCGGGCAAGAGCGCCAGCAGGACAGCGGATCGTCGGACGGTGGCTATGGTCAGCAGCAAAATGCGCAAAATAATCGTCGTGAATTCGACGACGAAATCCCGTTTTAAGTTGCAAAATCAATGACTTCATGCCATAAATTAAGTGACCCGCGCGGGTATTTGGAAGTCCCCGCGCGCGTCGATCACATCAGCCTGTAAGGAGGCCAACATGACAAATATGTCTTTAGTCCAGACACGTGGCGCAACGCAAGTGCGCACTGATAGCTGGACCCGCTACATCGACGCGCGGATCGAATACAACGCCCGCCGCGCCCAGACCACCCAATTCATCGGCGAACGCGATCACGCCCTGTCTGAGATTGCGCGTTACCGCGATCTGTCCCGCCGCTCGGAGGTTTCAGCATGAACGATATGTCCCCAGCCGGTATCGGCCACAATCAAGCGCCAGACCCGATTGAACTGGTCACGGCAGAATACGACGCGACCATCACCGAAGCGCAGAACTGGACGGACGGCGAACCCGTCACGACCGAAGCGCAGATGAAGGCCGTGGATGAAATCATCGGCAGCTTCAAAAGCTACCGGACGGCGCTGACCAAGGCGGCGAAAGAACGCACCGACCCGCTGCACAAGGCGTGGAAAGCCGAGGTCGCCAACGTCAAAGTTTACACCGACGACGCAGACCAAATCCAAGCGGCCCTTGTCGCCACGGTTGCGCCATTCAAGGCAAAGCTGGCGGCTGACAAAGAAGCGGCACGGCAAGCGGAATGGGCAAAGGCCCGCGAAGCTGAACGCGCGGCAGAGGAAGCGGCGCGCAATGCTAACGCGGCGGATCTGGACGCACAGCGCGCGGCGGCTGCGGCAAAGGCTGCGGCGCTAGAAGCGAACAAGCGGGCCAGCGCGGCGCAAAAGGATACCGTCAAGGGTATGCGCACCGTCACGCATCACGAGGTTTGCGAAATGCGCGCTTTGGTCAACTGGATTGCGACAAACGACAAGGACGCAATGGCAGACTTCGCCCGCGCCTACGCCGCCAAGCATCACAGCAACATGCCGGACGCCATTGTGCGGACGTGGACCACTAAGGCGGCGTTCTGATGGATTGGGCAGAAGTTTCAAAGCACCTCAAGGCATCACTGGACCCCGCCGCAATCAAGCCGCCACCGCAGGGCAAGTTTGGCGAATACGTCGATGGCCTGCACGTTATCCGTGAAGCCAACCGCATCTTTGGTTTTGACGGCTGGTCATACACGGTTGAGCGCCTAGAGCAGACGCATATGCAGGTTCATACGCTGAAAGGCCGCGACGGCCCGTATGAACAGTTGCGCTGCGCCTTCCTCTGCGCCGTTCGCGTCAACGTCGATGGCGTCATCCGCGAGGGTTTGGCCGTAGGCGTTGGGAACGGCAAGCCAGAGAACGCGGGCGACGTGATCGAAAGCGCGGTTAAGGAAGCCGAGACGGACGCACTCAAGCGCGCGCTGCGGACGTTCGGCAATACCTTTGGCTTGGCGCTTTACGACAAGGACAAGGCCAACCGCGAAGTCGCAAGCCCGCCGATCCCGTTCGACGCCACCAAGACCCGCGACCGCATCAAGGCAGCTATTGCAGCCGCTGCCGATCAATCCAAGCTGGATGCGCTATGGTCCCACGCCGCAACGAAAGACGCCGTGTCTAAGCTCACTGAGGCAATGCAGGGCGAATTGCAGGCGGCATACAGCAACCGCATGGGCGAGGTGGCAGCATGAACTACACGCAGGACTTTATCGCAGCCTTTCGCGGCGACGTGCCAGACGCTTGCGACTTTTGCTTTCAAGCATACACGGAAGAGCGCCAACCCGAGCCAGAGGAGGCTGGCGCATGGGCCTGCACTGAATGCGTGAAACGCTGGCGGACCCATGACGGGGAGGCCAAGGCATGAGCGTAGCCGTTCGCCCCATCAAGGACGCTGCCGACGTTGCCCGCGTCGTGCAGTTGTTCAAGGAGCGCGCAAAGCCATTCACGGTCACGATCACGGACGGCCTGCCGCGCACATCGCCGCAGAACGCATTGCAGCGCAAGTGGGTGCAGGAAGCCGCCGAACAGTTGGGCGACGAGACCGCAGAGGAAAAGCGCGGATGGTGCAAGCTGATGATCGGTTGCCGCATACTCTACGGCGAAAACGACGAATTTGCGGCGGCGTTTGACGAGGTAATCCGCCCGCTGCCGCATCCCGCAAAGCTAAAGCTGATGATGGTGCCGCTGGACTTCGCAGTCACGCGGATCATGACCACCAAGCAAAAGACGGCATACCTCGACGCCATGCGCGTTCACTTCGAGGGGCAGGGCGTTGCGCTGACCATTCCAGAGGTGGGCGCATGACCGCGTTTTTCAAGCCGCCCAAGGTCAAGGCCGACCCTGACTACATCGAAGCAATCCACGCCCTGCCGTGCTGGATCTGCACCGAGTGGGGAATGACGCAAGAGTCGCCCACCCAAGCGCACCACACAATCCACGGCAGATATGGCAATCGTCGCACGCCGGACCGCCAGGCAATCCCATTGTGCGAAGGCCATCACCAAGGGCTGCGGGACACAAGCAAGATCGCACTGCACCGCGAACCTGACCGCTGGAAGGCTGAATACGGCCTAGACACTGACTGGATCGCACGGACCCAAGACACCATCGGATACGCAGCATGAGCAAGCACGGACCAATCACAGCAGAGCCTATGACGTGGGCGGAATGCGCATCCGCCGGAATGTCGAAGGCTCAGGCTGCGCGCCACCTCGGACGTCACGTTAAGGCGGCGGACTATCAGTCGCGGGCTAAAGGCATCGTGTTCAATGACGGGCGCAAGATGCCAGACCACGCCAAGCGCATGTCGGACCGCATCAACCACTGGCACGCCGCAGGACTGGCGCACCTGACAGACTCGCAGCGGGACAGCTTCAAGGCCATGCGCAAGGCCGGATATTCTCGCCCCGAAGCGCTGCAATCGCTGGGGGGAAGGCATGAGCAAGCATGGACCTATCGTCGCTGCCCGCATGACATGGGAAGAATGCGCCGCCGCAGGAATGACCGCGCGGGAAGCTGCGGCGCATCGCGGTTTTCTGGAATCGTCTGCCCGCGATTACGCATGGCGGCACAATGTCAAATTCGCACCACAGCCGCGCCCTAGCAAGATCGGCAACATCACACGCGAAGTGCTAGAGCCAGCATGGACCAACCCGCGCATCAAGCTGCAAACCATTGCGGACCGCCTAGGCGTCTCGCATTCGTGGTTGCTGGCCCGTGGGTATCAGTTGGGACTGCCAAAGCGAACAATGGTGCGCAAGCCGATAGACGACGCGCTGTTCGCCTATCTCTGGAACTACGGCGTCTCGGCTACCGATCTGGCGCGGTATTTTGGCTACAAGAGCATCAACTCGCCACGGGACAAGGCGCTGTCTTTGGGATTGAAGCCGAAGGCGCGGGTTTACGGCAAATCTACGCCCACGATTGCCGAGGCGCTCATGGCACGGCTTGCCAGCACAACAAAGAAGGCCCGCGCATGACCACCTTCACCGCCACCCAAGACGCAGGGCAGATCACAATGGCCGGAACGCTGTGGTCTGACACGTTCGCCGTTGCCGATGCTGACCGTCGCTTGGCGTTCTACGAGCGGATGAACCGCGACTACCCCGGCCAGAAATACGGACAAGCCGCAGACGCACTGCGGGCAGCAATGGGAGAGACGGATGAGCGAACATCAGACACTAGCAGCAATGCACGCAGCAGCCTTAGCCATTGGCAAGGTTGAGTGGGGCGCTACTGCGGCACTCGACGCAGAACAGCACGCGGCACATGTCAAGAAATCGGTTGAGATGACAGCCGAGTTTTTCGAACAGGACGGCCCGCAGCCTATGCACGGCCTCTATATGGCGGGCGATGACATCGTAATCTGCCACACCGGAACATCACCAAACAGCCCCACGCACGCCCGCATTCTCATGGCCCTATGGAACAGGTTTGTTGAGGAGGCAGAGCGAGCCGCCAAACCACCAAAGCGCCACGGCTAACGCCAGCCACCTAACGCCACCCGGCGCAACACCACGAGGGACAGAGCAATGATCAGCAACAGACAGCGCCGCGCCATCCACAAGGCGAACGCACAGAAGGGCCACACAGCGGCAAAGCCTGATCTACGGGTAGTTGCGCCAAGCCGGTCCGAGATAACCACACAGCCCACCCCAGAGCGCCGCGCAATGGGCGTCTGGCACACAACTAAGGACGGGACGCAGGACATGGCACACGACATGATCGGCAGGCTATCGACGGAGGGCAAGCTAACGGCGCAGCAGGTCGAAAGCGCCCGCGTGTTCCAAGAGGCCCGCGCGGCATATGTGGCGGAACTCGGCACGGTCGGCTATCGATCATGCCTGGCAGGCGGATCTGGCGGCTATGACGCAGGCGACGGCAACCCCGAGGCAATCCGCGCCTATCGCCGCATTGAAAACGCGGTCGGGCCAAAGCACATCTGGATGCTGCGGCAGGAATGCGACAAGCTGGCCAGCGACAGGCCGTGGTCCCTGACGGGATTGCAGGCCGCGCTTGATGCGATGGGGGCTTGACCGCGTTTTTACGACGTGTTAAGCAGATGGGGATAAATTACGTCCAGCGCCATCCTTGACGGGGTGGCGTTTTGCGTTTCAGCATCCCGCCAAGCGGGCCAAGCCCTGCCATGCAGGCCGCGTGACGTAACAACACGCGCACCAATTCCCCCAGCACATAGCGAGGCCGCGATGCCAGCCGCACCCGGTAGCCATAGACGGCCAACCATGGGCGGAAAGCACGCACCCAAGGCCAAGCACACGCACAAGCCACGCGAGAACAGAGGCAGCGCCCGTGATCGTGGATACGACGCACGATGGGATACCTTCCGCGCGGGTTTCGTTCGGGAGCATCCGCTATGCGAGTATTGCCTAGCAGACGGCAGGGTTGAGCCGACCACGGTATGCGATCACGACCTGCCACACGAAGGCGATGCGGACCTGTTCTGGTTCAACACATTCACTGGCCTATGCGCCAAGCACCACAATAGCGACAAGGCGCGCGCAGAGGGCCGCTACAGGGGTGACGATCTGCTGCGGTGGGTTGAGTGGCGCAAGACGCCCAAGGCCACCAGAGCGCCGCTGTATAGGGGCAGGGGGTAGTCCAGTCTTTGGGGGTATCCCGCTCGGACCGGCACCTTCCGTGTTCTTTATACGCCGTCAAAACCAAGACAAAATGTGAGGGCCGTTAAAATGGGCCGAAAACCAACCCCAGATCATCTGAAAGTGGTCAAAGGCACGGCGCGTCCTGACCGGATGAACCCCGAGGCCCCTGCGGCTAATCCCGGTGCGGCTGTTGCCCCGGATTGGCTGTCTGAGCGCGCTGCGGAATTGTTCGCGCAACTTTCGGCCACGCTTCTAGGCATGGGCATTGCGTCGCCTGATGACCAGATCGCGCTTTCAATGCTGGCCAGCCGTATCGAGGAGGTCGAATTGATGACTGCCGCGATTGAAGATGGTGGGCGGACGTATGAGCAAAAGGACGACGACGGCAATGTGCGGATGCGCCGCGCTGCGCCAGAGGTCGCCATGCGGAATGAGGCCATGCGCCACGCACAATCGCTCTTGGCCGAGTTCGGGCTGACACCATCGGCACGGTCGAAGGTATCGGCAGGCAAGGCGGCGGCGGCTAATCCATTCGCGGCGCTGGGGTGACTGACTATCCCGCCGTTGCAGAGCAATACGCCCGCGACGTTCTTAGCGGCAAGATCCCGGCGGGCAAATATATCAATCTGGCGTGTCGTCGCCATTTGGACGATCTGGATTGGCAGGCCGATGACGGCTTTGCTTATCGCTTCGATGCCAAGGCCGCGACGAAGGCGTGCGCGTTTATAGAGTTGATGCCGCATACCAAGGGCAAATGGGCGGCGCAAAAGGCAACGCTGATCCTTGAGCCTTGGCAGGTGTTTTTCGTGGTCTGCGTCTTTGGCTGGCTGCGGCGCAAGGACAACATGCGGCGGTTCCGCAAGGTGCTGCTGCTGGTCCCGCGCAAAAACGGCAAGTCGGCACTGGCTGCGGCAATCGGGCTTTACATGTTGGTTGCCGATGGCGAGCACGGCGCAGAGGTTTATTCCGGCGCTACGTCCGAAAAACAGGCTTGGGAGGTATTCCGACCGGCCCGCCTGATGGCGCTGAAATCGCCCGCCATGCTGAACCATTACGGCCTGACGGTGAACGCTTCCAACCTGCACGTCTTGGCAAATGAAAGCCGGTTCGAGCCGTTGATTGGCAAGCCCGGCGACGGCGCATCACCAAGCTGCGCGATTGTTGACGAATACCACGAACACGACACCGATGCGATGTATTCCACGATGGAAACGGGCATGGGTGCGCGTGAACAGCCGATGATGCTGGCGATCACAACGGCGGGCGACAACATCGCAGGCCCTTGTTACGCGATGCAGCACGAAGCACAGGCGATGCTGGAAGGCACGCGGCAAGATGACGAGACATTCGCGCTGGTTTACGGGGTGGATGATGCTGAAGACTGGACCGACCCTACGGTTTTACGCAAGGCCAACCCGAATTTCGGCGTGTCCGTGGGCGAAGATTTCCTATTGGCCCGCCAAAAAGAGGCAATGGGCAGCCCGCGCAAGGCGGGGCAGTTCAAGACGAAACACCTAAACGTTTGGGTGCAGGCTCGGGACGCCTATTTCAACGTCCTGCGGTATCAGCAGGCGGGCAATCCAGACCTAAAGCTAGAGGATTTTGCGGGGCAGGAAGCAATTATCGGCGTTGACTTGGCCGAAAAGCGCGACTTGACGGCGGTTGAAATCCTGTTTCGGCAGGGCGACGGCTATGTGCGGTTTGGGCGCTACTACGCGCCAGAGGAAACCGTGGAATTGCCGGAAAACGAGCATTTCAGGCTGTGGCGCGATCAAGGCGTGCTGATCCAGACGGACGGCGCAGTTACGGACGACCGCGAGATTGAGGCGGACATTCTGGAATGGTGCAAGCTGTTCGATGTGCGCGAAGTCGCGTTTGACCCGCTGCATTCCCGGCAGATGGCCGTGCAACTGATGGAGCAAGGCGTGGCGTGCATCGACTTCGCCAACCGCCCAACCCTGATGAATGAGCCGATGCGCAAAATGGACGCGCTGATAGCCGACAAGAAGCTGCTGCATGACGGCGAACCCGCTTTCGCGTGGATGCTGTCTAACGTGGTGAACCGGTCGCGGACTGGTGACATTCACAGTCCCGCAAAAGAGCGCGCGGCGAACAAGATCGACGGTCCGGTTGCGGCGATGATGAGTCTGGGGCGTTGGCTTTTGGATGAAGAAGCCGAGACAAGCCCTTGGGATAACGACAATTTTAAACTGGTGGTAGGCTAATGTTTGGATTCGGAAAGCGTGAAAAGCGGGAGGCGACGTTCACGCAGTCCGAGCCGCGCAACTTCTTAGAGATATTCGGCATTTCCGGCGCGGCGTCGGTGTCGATGGAAGAAGCGTTAGGCGTTCCCGCCGTCTGGGCCGCGATTAACTTTATCTCCGGCACCATCGCAGGCTTGCCGCTGCACGTTTACGACAAGTCCTCCGGCACGAAAAAGCGGATCAAAGGCACCAAGATCAACCAAGTTGTGCCGATGCTACATGACGCGGTGAACGATGATCTGTCATCGTTCCAGTGGCGTTTTGATATGTTCAACGCAGTCCTAACCGAAGGCCGCGCGGTAACGTATATCGAGCGCGACGAACGCGGCCAGCCGGTCAACCTGTTCCCGATGCCAGGCGCAACGGTCAAGCGGGACAGCACAGGCCGCAAGGTATACGAACACAAGGCGGGAGGCAGGACGCGGACCTATGACCAGTCCGAGGTTCTTGATCTGACGTTCATGCTCAAGGACGACTTGCTGTCGCACCGTTCCCCGCTGCGGCAATGCGCCGTTGCAATTGGCAAGGCGGCGAACGCAAACGACTACGGGTCCAAGCTGTTCAAGAATGGCGGATTGCCAGCTTTCACGCTGCAAGGTCCGTTCAATTCCGAAAAGTCGGCATCGCGCGCCGCTGATAACATCGCAGACGCGACACGCGAGGCGGCGCGCAAGGGCGGCAACGTCTTGGCAATCCCGCTTGGTCACAAGCTGGACCCGCTGGGCGCTGACCCCGAAAAGATGCAGCTGGTCCAGACGCAAGAATTTGCCGTTGTCGAGGTCGCCCGGATCTACTCACTGCCACCTACGTTCCTGCAAGACCTTTCCCGCGCCACGTTTTCCAATTCGGAACAGCAGGATTTGCACTTCGTCAAGCACACGCTGAAACGCTGGCTTGAGCAACTTGAACAGGAAATGAACCTCAAGTTCTTTGGCCGTGGTTCGTCGCGGTTCGTAGAGTTCAACGTGGATGGCCTGCTGCGCGGCGATTACAAAACCCGCATGGAAGGCAATGCCCGCGCAATTCAAACCGGCCAGCTAACGCCAAACGAAGCCCGCGCTATGGATAACCGCGAACCCCTGGCCGGTGGTGACGTTCTGTTGGTGCAGGGCGCAACCATCCCGCTTGATGGGGCAGGCGAAGTGCCACCGCCCGCGCCGCCTAAAGATGAAACCCCGCCGGAAAGATCCGCGCCGCCGATTATCAATGTGACCATGCCAGATATTCGCATGGAAGCCCCGCAAATCAAGGCTGGTGACGTGCATGTACACATGACCAATCGCGGCAAGGTTCAAAAGACCGTCACAGGATACGACGACAAGGGCCGCATTACCGGCATGACAGAGACAGAGGTTGAAGAATGAGCAAGAGCAACACATTTGAGACACAGGTTTTGGCGCTGGCATTTAACGCCACGCCGTTACCGTGGTCCAATACCAACTTCTACATTGCCATGCACACGGCAGACCCCGGCGAGGCTGGCGACCAAACCACAAGCGAGTGCGATTTCACAGGTTACGCCCGTGTTGCCGTATCGCGTGACGGTGCGGGCTGGACGGTTGCGGACAATCAGGCAAGCAACACCGGGGAAATCACGTTTCCAGAGTGTACGGGCGGGGCCAACACGATCACGCATGTATCCGTAGGGTTGCTTTCGTCTGGCGGTTCGCAGGTGCTTTACAAGGGCGCGCTTACAGCCTCGATTGCGGTTTCAAACCTGATTACCCCACGCTTTCCGGCTGGTACGCTTGTAATGCAGGAGGATTGATCGAATGGCCGAAACCTTTGTACAAGTTCCCCCCAATTCCACAGGCGCGAAAGTGCGAACCCGTGATCGGGTTGTCGGTGGAAATACCGTCATGGAACAGGCTGTTTACCAAACCGCGCTGCAAACCCACACAGTTGTTGCTGACGCGACCGCCTACGCACTAAACAAGCACCACATTACGATTTTAAACGCGGCGGGTTCGGGCAAGATTGTCTCGATCAAGAAAATGTTTCTCATCAATAACCAGCTTTCGGCGGTAACTGGTATAGCCTGTCGCTTTGATTTGAAGCGGATAAGCGCGGCATCGGGCGGGACAGTAATCGTCCCGGTCCCATGCGATAGCTTGAATGATGCGCTTCCGGCTGAAATCACTGTGCGGTCTGGGGCGGCAAGCGTTACCGAGGGCGCATTGCTTTTCCCGCTAATCGTGGCAACAGACGAAACCGGCGCAACCCAGGCTTTCCCGTCATCTGTGCTTTTGGCGATGTTCAATATCATGCCCGAAGGCGCGGAAATGCAGGAAACACGGCTACGCCCCGGCCAAGGTTTGACCGCCAAACAGATCACTTCGACAACCACAGGCAGCGCGTCTTGGTTGATCGTTTTCACGATTGATGATGAGGTTTAAGTGCTACTCGCAACCAATACCCTTGTTTGGTACGGTCCCGGCGCGGCGGCGGCTGTCGCTGAAGGCAGCACAACCTTTGTCGCTGATGTGAACGCACATGCGCGGGCCACGGCGGTCACGTCTGGCGTTGGCAGCGTGCCACTGGCAAAGCCTACGCGGCTACGCAATCGCCCTGCCACGCTTTCAGGGGTTGGCGCGGTTGTATCGGCGGCACCACGCGGGCGCGGGCGCATCGCATCAACGATCAAGGTTAACGCGCTTTCACAGGATGACGTGACAGGCGCTGTGCTGGAAAGCGAAATCGAACCCGGCTTATCCCTAAAGGAAGCGTTGCGCGTTATCACGGCGGCGCTTGCGGGCAAGGCCACGGCGGCGGGCGGTGTGGTTTCTTTCCGCGATGTAAACGACACAAAGGACCGCATCACAGCAAGCGTTGACGGTTCGGGGGCGCGGACTTCGGTTACACTGGATGCGTCCGATGCTTGATTATTTCGCCCTTGGATACTGGCAGGAAGCCTATTTTGGGGGTGAATACTTTGGCCCCACGCAGGGTGGCGGCTCGGTCTATGCATCGGCAACGATTCACGCAGCCGGGACGCTTACAGCAACGGCAACGACGACACAACGGGTCACAGAACAGCCATCAGGCGGCGGGCGCAACTATTCCAATATCAATTGGACCAAGCCCCCACGCCGCAAGGTTTACGTTAACGCAAGCGCGGATCTTATTGGCGGGGCAACACTTACAGCCCAAGCGCGGGCCGATGTGTCGCTGTCTGCCACAATACAGGCAGGCGCAACCGTAGCCGCGCAGGCGTTGGCAACCGAGCGCGATTTTACCGCGTTTGATAATGAATTTTGGCTATTGGCCGCTTGAGGTATCCCAATGAATCTTGAAATCCGCGCGGGCATCCCCGCTGAAATTCGTGCCGATGCTGACGGCATTAAGGTTGAAGGCTATGCGGCGGTATTCGGGCAGGAAACCGATATCGGCGGCATGTTCCGCGAGGTAATCCAAGCGGGCGCGTTTAAAGACGCAATCGGGCGCGATGATGTGGTTTTTCTAATCAACCACGAAGGTTTGCCGCTTGCCCGCACCCGGTCCGGCACCTTGAAATTGACGGAGGACGCCCACGGGCTGAAAATTTCCACCACGCTTGATCCCGAAGATCCAGACGTAAAGTCCATCGCGGGAAAAATGAAGCGCGGCGACTTGGACAAAATGTCGTTCGCTTTCCGTCCCGACGTTCAAGAATGGGACGAAAACGGCGCAACGCCGCTGCGCACGATCCGCAAGGCATCGCTGCATGACGTATCCATCGTCACCACCCCTGCCTACGGCGGCACGGAAATTGCACTGCGCAGCCGAGACGCTGCGCGGCAATCGTTTGATGATTTCCAGTTTCGGGCGCGTCAAAAGCTGCGCCTGCTGAAATAACGGCGGTTCCCGCTGTTAGCCCGTTCGGCCCTTGGGCAAGGCCACAATCGCAATCTAAAGGAGCCTCACATGGCGACTATTAAAGAACTGCGGGAACAGGCGGCAAAAATTGTCACCGAAGCCCGGTCCATGCTGGACGGTATCAACGACAAGTCCACCCCCGAACAGCGCAAAGAGGCCGAACAGGCCGTTGACCGCGCGCTAGACGAGGCTGGCCAGATCGAAGCCCGCGCCGAGCGTCTGGGCAAAATGGAAGACGCTGAAAAGCGTGCGACCGAAGCCGCAGACATTGAGGCCCGCGCGGCCCGTGAATCTAAGCGTCCAGGCGCTGATGCTGGCGAAGTTCGTCAGGGCAGCGATATGGACTATCGCACCGCATTCCATGCCTACCTCCGTGCAGAGGGACAGATGGGCGCAATGGACGCAGAGGCGCGTTCGGTGCTGTCCCGTGGATATGCCAACGTCGAGCAGCGGGCGCAAACTACAGCGGTTGCGGCTGGCGGCTACACGGTGCCGACGGAACTAATGAACATCCTCACCAAGTCCATGCTGGCTTGGGGGCCGATGTATTCCGAGGACGTGGCAACCGTCCTGACGACCACGGGCGGCGGTCAAATCACCATGCCGACCGTGAACGACACGGCTTCGACTGCTGGCGCAAGCGCAGGACAGGGCGTCACGCTGACCGATGACGGCGGCAAGGACGTGACATTTGGCCAAAAGGTGCTGGAGGCTTTCGCCTACGACACCGAATGGCTGCGTGTTTCTAAGGAACTGGCCGACGACTCGATCTTTGCAATGGAGCAAGTGCTTGGCGACCTGCTGGGCGAACGCCTGGGCCGCATCGCTAACTTGCAACTGACAACCGGCACTGGTTCCTCTGCGCCAAACGGCATTGTCACGGCTTCGACGCTGGGCAAGACTGCGGCAGGCATCGCCGCGATCACTGGCGATGAGATTATTGATCTGGTCCACTCCATCGACCCCGCCTACCGCATGGGGCCAAAAGTCGGTTTCATGTTCAACGACTCGACGCTTGCCGCGATCCGCAAGCTGAAAGACGGTGACGGAAACTACCTGTGGCAGATGGGCAACGTCCAGCAGGGCCAGCCTGGTTCGCTGCTTGGTTACAGCTACCGCGTCAACCAGGCGATGGCTTCGCTGGCAACCGGCAGCAAGGTCATGCTGTTTGGTGACTTTGGCAAGTATTACGTTCGCAAGGTCGGCGCGCCTCTGATTGGTGCGTTGCAGGATAAAGACTTCTGGCCCGGTTTCGGTGTCGCTGGCTATATCCGCTTTGATGGCGAACTTGCTGACACTGCCGCAGTCAAGCACCTCATCACCGCCTAATTTAGCCGGTTTTCCAAGGGGGCGGGCAATCGCCCCCTTTCACAAGCTGGAACGATAGGAAATCACATGCAAGTTAAGTTGTTAGTCGCCCGCGCATCTGCGACCGGGGCCGAAAACCGTGGCGACATCATCGACGTTTCAGACGCCGAAGCCATTCGCATGATCGAAGCCGAGCAGGCCGAGCCAGTCCGTGCTGAAAAGCCGGTTGAAAAGGCCGTCACGCGGTCCAAGTCGGAAAAGGCCAGCAAGTGACGACCCGCCGCACAGTCGCGCCAGCGGTCGCGCCCATCACGCTAGATGAAGCCAAGGCACATCTGCGCGTTGACTCTGCGGACGAGGATGCCTTGATTGGTTCGTTGATCGGGGCCGCAACCGCGCATTTTGACGGCGAGGGCGATCTAGGCCGCGCGATCATCACGCAAACATGGGCCAAGTGGGTGCGGCAATCGCCGGGGTGCGTTCGCCTCAAGATGGGGCCGTTCCAGTCGCTTGTTTCTGTCGAGTATTACGACACGGACAACGCATTGCAGACTGCGGATCTGTCTGACTACGAGGTCAGGCTAGACGGTGACTTTGTGAATGTGCAGCCAAAGGACAACGCATCTTGGCCCCCGGCTTATACCCGGCAAGACGCAATCAAGATTAGCTACACAGCGGGCTTCGGTGACGCGGCTGCGGACGTGCCTGCCAATATCCGCCACGCAATCCTGTTGACCATCGGCCATTGGTATCACAACCGCGAGGCGGTGACTGCGGACGGGCTGAAAGAAGTGCCTTTGGCAGTGTCGGCCCTGATCGGCAACGAGCGCACCGGGTGGTATGGATGACCGCTGGCAAGATGCGGGACCGCGTGGCGTTTGAACGCCAGAGCGAAGGCACGGACGAATACGGCAACCCCGCGCAGGATTGGGCGGCGCTGTTTACCGTCTGGGCTGACGTGCTGGAAACGCGCGGCAAGGAAAAGGTCGCGTCTGGCACCGTTGAGGCGTCAAACACGGCAACCGTCCGCATTCGCACCTCTACGCAGGCGCGGACGATCACAGAGGCCGACCGGGCGACGTTTCGCGGGCATGTTTGGAATATCCGCAGCGTTATTGACCTTGGCCGCGACCGCGCGCTGCTGGAATTGCTCTGCGAAAGAGGCGTTGCAACGTGAAGAAAAAGGGCTTCGACAAGGCGCGGCGGTTCCTAAACCAACTGCCTGCGGAAATCGAGGACGAGTTTGACCGGGCGAACCACGACAACGCGGCGGATCTGGTCGGGGTGGCGCGGGCGCTGATCCCGTCACCCACTGGCATCAACCGGGCGCTAATTAATCACTTCGAGGTTTCGACAGGCGGGCAGCTTGTGGACTTCGGCCCCAAGGCAAAGGTCATCGAAGGCAAGCGCGGGCCGCGTCCTTTCGTCAACCCGGCATTGCGGGCAACCAAGAAAACCCGCGCCGGCCGCGTTCGCGCCGCGATCAAGTCGGCAATAAGGGGCGCAAAGAATGGCTGATTATTCCCTGTCTCTGCAAAAGGGGCTTGTCGCCTACCTCAAGACGGTTCCCGCGTTGACGGCGATCATCGGCACGCGGGTCTATGACGAGCCGCCGCAGACCGTGACTTTCCCCTATGCGCGGATCGGTGCGATTGAGCCGACGCCATTGCGCAGCGACTGCGGGACAGCCGCCACAGTGACGTTCGGCATTGAGATATACAGCCGCCCCAAATCGGGCCGCGTAGAGGCGTCACAGGCCGCACAGGCGGTGCGTGAGGCGCTAGACGGGTATGCCCTGCCACTGGACGGGCTAACTGCTGTCACGATGCGCTGGCGCACGCAGACGGTCAACCGCGATGCGGACGGCCAAAGCTACATCGCAATTATCGCGTTCACCACAATTCTGGACGCATAAGCCCTTTCCCCGCGCCTTGGGCAAGCGCAGGACTACCACCCCTCAAAGGAGCCTACCCAATGGCAAAGCAAAACCCCGACCTGATGCTGCTGAAAATCGGCGATGGTGCAGATCCCGTCGTTTACAGCATCGTCTGCGGCCTTAATTCTCGCAACCTGACTCTAGACGGCGACACCGTAGACGTGACCACGATCCCCTGCGATGGCAACGGGTCTAAGGTCTGGCGCGAAATGGCGTCTGCAATCTCGCAGGTGTCTTTCAGCGGTTCCGGCTATTTCGAGAACAAGTTGCAATCTACCGCGATGGTTACGTCCAAGCTAGAAGGCACCGGCGTTGACGACTTCCAAGTCGTTGTCCCTGGCCTTGGCACATTTGAGGGCAAGTTCATTATCAACTCGCTTGGCTACGCTGGCGAGATTGGCGGCGGCGCTGTGTCGATGGACATGGACCTTTCGTCCAACGGCATCATTACCTTTACCGCAGAGGTATAAGCATGGGCATCGCGGCGAAAGCGCCAGATGGCGGCATAGTCGCGCAGATCGGCGGGCAATCGCGCCCGCTGATCCTGACCAACGCCGAAATCGAGCGTTTCGAGGTGCAGCATGCGCCGGTCGGTATCTTCGAGGTCATGGCGCAGATGATTGGGCAGGGCTATCCGCAAGCCCGTCATTGCCGCGATCTGGTTGCGCTGGGGCTTGTCGGTGCTGGCGTGCCGGACATGCAGGCCGACAAGCTGCTGAATGACATGCCGCCTAGCGATTTGATCCGCATTCGGTCGCTGGCGCAGGAATTGCTGTTCGCGGCGTTCGCGCCCCCGCCGGGTAAAAAAAAAGACGGCCTAGCTGGATCGTCACGCAAGAGAACGCCACGCACTACGACCTCCCCAGCAAAATCCGAAGCGCCGTCTCAACCGGACTGACGCCTGCGGATATCCGCGCGATGACGCCTAAAACGTGGTCGCTGTTTGTCGATGGCTGGAATGACGCGCACGGCAGCAAGGACGGCCCGCCAACTGCGGACCAATACGCGGACCTTGTGGCGAAATACGGTTAGGCATTGCAGAACAGCGCCGGGTTCGCGCGAAGCAACTTAGCCCGATCATCCACGGCGGATTGCAAGCCGATGACGATTGCCCGCGTCAATTCGTTTTCCGTATCGATCCACAGCCGATCTAGCGCGGCCTTCGACTCTGCTACGGCGGTGTCAATTTTCGCGGCGCATTCGGCCTTGCTGTCGGCAAGTGCTGGCGCGGCAAAGGCTACGAGCGCGGCGGCGGTCAAAAACTTCATGTAATCTCCTAACTGATGGCGGTGCTAAATGGCCGAGACAGAGCGCATTGCTATTCTGCTGCAACTCGAAAACGACAACTTCGAGAAAAAGGCACAGTCGGCGGCGAAGGCGGTGCAGCGCATTGAACAGCGGTTTGATCCGCTTGCCAAGGCCGCACAGCGTTACGAGCGCGAACAACTGTCTGTAAACAAAGCGTTGGCATCTGGAAAGATAGACGCCGAACGTGCGCAAAAGGCATTAGACAACCTGTCTGCGGAATACCAGCAGGCAACCGGCGCGATGAACAGCATGGGCGTTGCGGGCGGCGGTCTGACGGGCGTGATCGGGCGGAATAAGTCTGTATTGCAGCAGGCCGGTTATCAGATCGGTGACTTTGCGGTGCAGGTGCAGGGCGGGCAATCCGCGCTTATCGCCTTCACACAGCAGGGGACGCAGATGCTTGGCGTGTTCGGCGCATATGGTGCCATCGCTGGTGCCGTTTTGGCCGTTGGTGCGCCAATTATCGCGTCATTCTTCAAGACAGGGGAAGCGGCAGACACCTACGGGGATGCAATCGAAGATTTGCAGGCTTCCCTAGAAGCGTATCAGGCTGCGGCATTGATGGCGGGCGCGTCCTCTGATGACTTGGCCGCGCAGTTTGGTTCGGGGGCCGAAGCGCTACGCGGACAGCTAGAACTGCTGCGCGAATTGGCTTTGGCAAAGGCATTGACCGACGCCAAGACGGCGGCTGTCGCGCTGAATGATGAATATCGCAGCCTCTTTTCCAATCTGGAGGAAGTCGGCGGGCGTGGCACGCGGCAAACCGTTTTGGCGGCAAAGCAGTTGCAAGAGCAATTCGGCCTATCACGCGCAGAAGGTCTGTTGCTGCGTGACGCGCTGAATGAAATCGGTGCGGCAACTGGTCCCGCTGAAATATCAAGGACCGCTGCAACCCTTAACGACGTGTTGCTGTCGATCTATGGCAACGTCCAAGACATTCCCCTGGCGTTTCAAGACATGGCAACAGCAGCGGCGAATGCTTCTGTTAAGACTGCGGAATTAGACGCCAGCATCAAAGAGGTCCACAACTCCATCCTTGACGCTGCGATGGCTGCTTATGACATCGGCGCTGGCATCTATAGCGCCATGCCTTCCGCTGACACGCTGTTGATCCGTATGCGCGAAATCGCCGGGGCGGCATGGGACGCGGCTGCGGCTTTCACGGCGGCACAGAACGCAGAGGCCAAGGCCGCGCTGGCCACGAAACTGGCCCCGCTCGGCAATGATGAACGCGGCACGCAGACAGACCAAGTGCAGAGCGTGGGCGACTTCCGCTCACAGCAGGCGCTAGGCGTGGCGAACAAGCGGGCGTCTGAATATCTCAACCCAAGCGCGCCAAAGAAGGCTGGCGGTTCTAAGGCCAAGAAGGCAGGCGCAGGCAAGACAGAGCGCCCATTCTTTGAGGACGTAGAGCGCGACATTGTGGCGCTAGAACGTCAGATCGAAATGGTCGGCAAGTCCAGCGCCGAGGTGGCCGAACTGACTGCCCGTTACACGATGCTGGACGAGGCCAAGAAGCGCGGCATTACAGTCACGGACGAACTGTCCACCAAGATAAACGCGGAATCCGCAGAGGTCGGCAGACTGGCGGCGCAATACGAGGCGGCCAAGGACAAGATGGCTGCGCTAGAAGATCTGAACACGCAGTGGAAAGACAGTCTGATTGACGCCGCTATGGGCGTAGAGGGCGCTTTCGATGGCGTCATTGACGCAATTAAGCGCGCGGCGATTGAATACGCAATATTTGGGACCGGCATGTTCGCAGGTGGCGGCGCAGGCGGCGGTGGTCTAATTGGCGCTGCGGCCAATGCGTTCGGCGGCTTCCGCGCCAAGGGTGGATCTGTCTCCGGCGGCAAAACCTACATGGTTGGCGAACAAGGGCCGGAACTGTTCACGCCACCAAGCGGCGGTAAGATCATCCCTAACAACAAGCTAGGCGGCGGTGCGGCGACGCAGAACGTCACGCAGAACATCAACGTCGTCGGCGCAACCGGCAACAGTGAAATTCGCCAGATGGTCGCGCAAGGCGTCCAGCAGGGCAACGCACAAATGCGCAAAGAAGTACCCGGCATCGTGTCGCGGCATACGAAGGTGGCCAGATGATCTTTGCAACTTTCCCGCATCAGGCGCTGTTTCAGTCCGTCCGCTTTGAACTTGTCGGACGGTCAGCATCGGGCGGCGTTGGCCTATCCGGCGCGACAACCCGCGTGGCCAGCAATTCGGCGCATTGGAAAGCCGAGGCCACGTTCCTGATCCGTGGCGAGGAGGGCTTTCTCGCATGGCAAGGCTTTGTGGCGCAGATGCAAGGCGTGCTAGGTGAGACGCTGGTGCCTGCATGGTCGCGCTACCTGCCCAGCGATGCCAACGGTCGGGCGCTATCCCGCAAAGAAGCCGTGTCTGTGCCTGCCCTGGGGTTTGGCGACAACACGGGACTGGCGCAAACTGACGTGGTTCACGCGCGTCTGTCTACATCGGCAGCGTCACGGGATGGGCGTATCAAGGTCCAGTACCGCGACACAATCGGCCTGCGCCCCGGCCACCGCATCGGACTAGGGGAGCGCTGCCACGATGTGCTTTCTGTCACGGACAACGGCGACGACACGGCGTTTATCACCATTCAGCCGCTAACGCGCACGGCCTATAGCCATCTTGATGCTGTCATCCTTGATCGCCCGGTTTGCCGGATGCGGTTTGAAAGCGAAGGCGATGGCGTTGTCAGCTTCGACACCATGCCGGTGCAGTCAGTCACGGTAAATTTCCGCGAGGTGATCTAATGGCCATCCGCGACGACATCATCGCAATCCCGAACGACAAGCTGCGCATCGCCCGCATCGCGGCAGATTACCTGATTTTCATGGACTTTCTGGACGCACCGCGCCGCATCTGGACGGGCTGGGGCAACCTAGAAGCCGAGGGCCAGACTTGGCAGGGCGTGGGCGATCTAATCGGCGTGTCCGAAATCCCCGCATCCACGTCAGCCACGGCGGAAAGCGTCACGCTCACATTGCAAGGCGCGACAAGCGAAATGCAGGAACTGGCGCGGGCGTCTAAAACCCGCGTGCAGGATCGGCAAATCATCATTTACCAGCAGTTTTTCGACGTTACGCCAGACGACGAGGGCGTGCAGCCTTGGTCGCCGCTCATGCCAGCGTTTGCGGTTTACAGCGGCAAGATGGACCGCATGGCCTACAGCGCCGAACGCGACGGCGATGCGAACTATCGGCGCAGCATTGAGCTGACGACTTACGGCCTTTTCACCAACCGCAACGCCCCGGCAAATGGCCGGTGGACGGACAGCGACCAGCAGCGCCGCTATCCCGGCGACTTGGGGTGCAGTCGCATGCCGATCTACGCCGGATATTCCCCCGTATGGACCGTGTGAGGCTGGCGCGCGACGGGCAGGACGTTTCCCACGTTGTCCGGCTCACAATGGCGCTGGCAGAGGCCGTAGGCGGGCCGCAGCGCGTCGACCCCGCTCACACTGGCGCACAGGTGCTGCGGCTCATGCAAAGCCCTACAGCGGTCGTCTACGTCAGCGCAGGCGGCTTTATCGCTGGCGAAGTCGCGGCGACCATCATCAACCCGCAACCCGTAGCGATTGAACACGGCTGGTTTGCGACAGATCGGTCTGGCCTGCGCCTGCTGAACGCCTTCGAGGCATGGGCAAAGGACATGGGCTGCGCGGGCGTGAAAATGTCCACATCGGCAATCCCCGGCGGTGTCGGGAAAATACTTGAACGGCGCGGCTATCGGCCCGCAGAAATGGCGTGGTTCCGGTAATGGCAATCTTCACAAGCATCGGCATCGCAATAGGCACCGCCGCAATGAGCCTTGGGGCATCCCTAGCGACAGCAACAGCAATCGGCGTTGGTGCAGCAAACCTTGCGCAAGCGCTTGTTGTGTCGCTGGTGCTGAACGCGCTAACGCCCCGGCCAAGTATGCCAAAGCAGCAAATCCGCGCCACGATCAACCAGTCCACAGGGCCGCGCACGAAGCTATACGGGCAGGCGTTGCTAGGCGGGACGCGGGCCTTCTGGGAAGTCACGGATAACAAGCTGCACCAGATTATCGTGATGAACCACGGACGCCTTGATGGGGTCATTAACTACTGGACAGACGGCTTGCCGATAGAGATGTCAGGCGGGCTGGTCACAGATGAACGCTATGACACGGAAAGCGGCGTAAGCTACGTCACTGTAGACTGGCGCGACGGTTCCGGCGATGGCGGCGACTACGCCCTGATCAAAAGCGCATTCCCTACAATCTGGACCGACAGCCACAAGCTGACCGGGCAGGCAACGGTCATGGCCATCTTTAAAGCGCCCGGCCCTGAACGGTTTCCCAAGGCATTCCCGAAGGGCGCGAATACAGACGTACAAATCGAAGCGCGCGGCGCACGGGTTTACGACTTCCGCAATGATACCATTGCGTACACCGACAACGCGGGCCTGTGCATTTCAAACTATCTAGACACGCCCGACGGATGGAACCTAAACCGCCGCGATTTGGACGCAGAGATATGGTCGAACTTCGCGGACCTTTGTGACGAGCCTATGACCCTACGCGCGGGCGGCACATCGCCGCGCTATCGCCTTTGGGGCGTCGTCAGCCTTACAGAAGACCCCAAGTCGGCGCTGGCGCGGATGCTGGCAACGTGCAGCGCACAGGTCTACCAAACGCCAGAAGGCAAGGTCGGCATCATGGGCGGCAAATACGTTGCCCCAGACGTGACAATCACGGCAGACGACATCTTTAAGTTCGTGCTGGTCGAAGGCACCGAAAAGCTAGACGCATCCAACGTGGTGCGAGGCGTCTACACCAGCGCGGCGCACGCTTATCAGGACACCGAGGCCGACCCTTGGGAAGATACGGCGGCACTTGCAACTCAGCCAGAGCGCAGCATCGACTTCCAAGCGGACATGGTGCCTGAACACGCGCAAATGCGGCGGCTGATGAAGCTAGAACTCAAGCGCAAAAACCGCCCCTTTACGCTGTCGATCACGACCAACCTTGTCGGCATCAAGGCCCGCTTTCCCAAGGGCGAAGGCTATCACGTCATCCGCGTGCAGAATGCAGACATGGGCTTTGATGAGGTCTGCGAGGTCGTATCCCATTCCACCTATGCAGAGGACGCGGGCGACGGCGTTTTGCAATGGCGCTGCCAGATGGAATTAGCGGGCATAGACCCCGCTTGGAACGATTGGGAGGCGCTGACCGAAGAAGGTGACGCACCCATCGCCCCGGCGGTGCTGGACGCCGAGGGGACGCCCGTTCCAGTCATCACGATCCTAGAGCAGTTCACAGCAGGCGGCGCGCAGGGCGTGCGCGTCACTATCGCAGACATCAACCGGCCTGACTTGGTTATGGCCGCGCAAATCCGGCTGTCATCTTCGGGCAACTGGTCCGGCATGGTTTCCACCGACTTCGAGGCGGAAAGCGTGGGCCGCACAATCGGCAGCACCTACGACGTGCGCGTCAAATACAACGGCGGCGTCTATTCCGCGCCCGCATCAATCACCATAGTTTAAACGGAGGTTGCCGCATGGCCGACCCAATCGAAAAGTTTATGCGAGACTTTAATCGCTATACCGGCGACGGCCTGCCAAACGAGCCTGTCGGGTATCCCCTGCCAAGCGGCGACCCGTCGTCAGGAGCATATGTTCCGACAAAGGCAGAATTGCGGGCATGGGCGACGGCCATTGAGGAACTGGGCACGGGCACGGGTTTGACGGTGAACAACCTTGGTCCCAGCTTCGCTACTCGCGCGATTGCTGCGGCCAAGGTGGCTGATGGAACGTTGGGCGATGGGCAGCACTTCACCGCAGGCGGCGTAGAGTTCCAAGTCAAGTCGGCGCTGACGCTAGAGCAATCTGCATTCAATGTGCAGGGGCAGGCTGGCGTTGACTTTGTGAACGACGGCGACCGCCCGATCTTCCTGCTGTGCATCGGGCAATCTAACATGCGCAGTTCGACGCTTACCCCCGGCGGCGACTACAGCATCCCCGACAACTGCTATGCTTACAACAACGGCCAGACAGTGCCGGGCACGAAGTTCCGCCGCCCTATCTGGGGAAACTTCCCCTTTGACTCTACGGATGACGGCGGCACGACCTACAACCAGTCTTTGCCTCTCTCGATCATGCGGGCGCTACGCAACCGGACGAACCGCCCCATCTATATGATGACCGTGGCCAAGGGCGACACGCTGCTAGAGGGCTGGATCAAGGACGCGACACTGACCGCTAACGGCTGGTCACGCGGCACGGATACAGACATGACACCAATGCTATATCCCGGCGTATCGGAAGCACTGGCGCAGGTTCCAGGGAATAACGGCAAAGTTGACATTGTGGCCGTCCATCAAGGCGAGGCAAACAGCGCGGACAGCGTTGACGTATACCGTGCGAAGTTCGCCGAGTTGTATTCCGATCTGGTAACGGAAAATCTGGTGAATAAGAACCAGACCATCATTGCGGCGGGCGGTCTGGCAGAAGCGCGTAGCTTCTACTTTGGCCATAAGGTCGCCATGTCTTACGGAATGCCCGTAATCACCAACATGCGGTACGCCGACAGCTCTGGCCTGACAGACCGAGGCGATGGGACGCACTTCACGGGCGAGTCCCGCACCAAGCTGGGGGAAAGATACGCAGACGCGATCCTGTCGCCCAACATGCAGCGCACGCTGATTGACCTTGCAGGGACATTCACGCCTAATTTTGCAGACGCCACCAGCGGCGGAAACGTAGCGCCACCGTCTGGAACGTCTGGAGCCGCATCCCTCGGACGCTGGGAGCGCCAAGGGCGCGTCGTGACAGTAACTGTCGCAGCCGTCTACCTTAACACAAATTCCGTCACGTCTGGAAATAGCATAATTGTCCAAAATCTGCCGTTCCGCGTGATCGGCAATAGCAACTTGCCTTTCGTCGGTGCCGTGGAGTGCAGGCGCATAACGCTTACTGGTGTAAGCGGCGTGTCTTGCTACGCTGTGCCAGGGACTACCAACCTGCGGTTTCGAAAGTCGATTTCGGCCAATGGCGGCAGCGATGTTGCTTGGAGCGATTATGAGGACGATTTAGCCATCCTGCGTGCGACGGTAACATATGTGACCGACCAATAGCAGCAATCGCCGCAGGACGGGATGCGACCCCACAATCCTGCGGCTCCCCAAAACCGACACTAAGGATACCGGCATGAGTATTTACCAAATGGGGGCATCGCGCCCGATTCTGCAAGCGGGGTCACAGCAATGAATGAGGCATGGGCGGAAAAGGTAGAGCAGCGCATTGCAAGGCTGGAACAGTTTCAGGCGGTAGAGGCAAACCACAGAATTAACGTTGAGCGGCGTCTTGGCGGGATTGAAAGCTCAATCAAGTGGCTTGCACAGCTAATCGTTGGCGCGTTGATCCTTGCCATCATTGGCTTCGCCCTTCGCGGCGGGTTTGCCGTCTAACCAATCACAAACTGTGACAGCAAGAAGGACGCACATGATGCGATACTTTCTGACGGCCTGCGCCTTGACGCTGGCAACCCCGGCTTTTGCCATTGAACGATGTATGCCAGCACTTGAAATGGCAAACGCGCTACGAACGGAACACCAGCAAGTACGCCGCTTTGTCGGCATAGACAGCATTGGCCGCATGTTTGAGGTCTACGCATCCAAAGGCGGCTTTTACACCGTCATCGTCACCACGCCCGACATGCAGTCCTGCATTGCGGCGACGGGCCAAGCTGGCAACGTCTTAGCGGCGGAAGCGCTGGGGGTGGACGGATGACCATGCACTATGAAGCCACCGACACGCGCGGCCTCGCGGTCTACAACGACGGCGTGTGCATCCTGACCACGGATGATCCGCTGCACCTCCACAGCCTGTGCCTGGCGCTGTTCCTTGGCCAGACGCAGATCGCCGGGGCGCGTATCCCTGACCTGCTTACGCTCTACGGCATCATCGGCGCGGCGGTGTCCCGATTGAAGGCGGGGGAAGTGTCATGATAACGGAACAGCAGCGCGAGGCGCAGGACGCCGTAAAGGAACACGGATCACAGCGGGCCGCAGCTAGGGCGCTAGGGATCGACGCAAAGAGCCTACGCAGTCGCCTAGAGCGGGCGGCACGGTGGGAGGAAGCGCCGCAGGGCCAGCGCGAGGCAATCCTGCACAGCGGCCTAGACATCGGCATTGCCAAAGCGGGCTGGCGCAAGGTCAAGAACGCAGACGGCACCAGCGACAGCGTGTATTGGCGCGCACCGAATGACGCACACGACACGGGCGACATGGTGTCAGCACTCAAGGAAGGGCTGACAGATTGCGCGCCGGCGGCCAACATGACGCCGCCACAGGCCCCGGCTGACCTTTGCGCCGTGTTCCCCGTTGCGGATCTGCACATGGGGATGCTGGCCGATGCCGAGGAAGTGGGCGTCGATTGGGACAGCAAGAAAGCGGGCCTAGTTTTCGCCGCAACGTTCGGTCGGCTGGTGAATGTGACGCCTGCCGCTGGCGTGGCCGTGCTGGCGCAGCTGGGCGATCTGACCCACACCGACGACCAGCGCAACGTGACGCCGCAGTCAGGCCACCAACTTGACGCAGACACGCGGTACTTCATGATCTTGCGCCGTGCCGTTGCGGCTATGCGATGGGCAATCGACGCGCTGCGGGTGAAGTATCCGCACGTCATCTATCGCGGCTGTCGCGGCAATCACGACCTGACCGCGCACCACGCCGTCACGCTGGCGCTGGCAGAGCATTACCGGGACACGCCGGGGGTTGAAATCATCACCAACGCGGGCGAGTTCTACGTTTACGAGTTCGGCAAGAACATGGTGCTGCTGCACCACGGCGACCGTGCGAAGCCTGACCGGCTGGTGACATTCGCCGCCGCAGAATGGCCCGAACTATGGGGCCGCACCAAGCATCGGCTGGCGCTGTCCGGTCATGTCCACCACGAGACACGCAAAGAGATTGGCGGCATGGCGTTTGAGTCCTGCGGCACGATCATACCCAAGGACGTCCACGCCTACACCAACGCCTACACGGCGCGCAGGGGGCTTGTCAGCATCGTGCTGGACCATGACGCAGGCGAGGTTAGCCGCGCCCGCATCGGCGTCTAAAGCCCCCAATCACGTTAGGATACACGATGGACAAAGCCGCCTTCTATGCGGTCCTGCGCCAGCGCAATAGCGGCGTGTTCAGCACATCGCTGAAAGCGGGGCAGGTGCAGGGGCTAGAGGTGATCTTGGATTCTGGTAACGGCCTGCCGATCACGCATCTGGCCTACCTGCTGGCAACCGCATACCACGAGACAGGCGCGACCATTCAGCCAATCCGCGAGGCATACGGCAAGACCGACGCCGACGCCGTTAACCGGCTGGAAAGGGCATGGGCCAAGGGTCAACTTAAGTGGGTGAAAACCCCGTATTGGCGCTATGACATGGAGGGCAAAGCGTGGTTTGGCCGGGGCTACGTCCAGCTTACCCACAAGGCAAATTACGCCAAGGCGGCGGCGCTAACCGGCGCGGACCTTCTGGGGAATCCTTCACTGGCGATGGTGCCGAGCATTGCGGCCAAGATACTGATCCACGGATCGTCGCGCGGCATGTTCACCGGGCGCAGCCTGTCCGACTATCTGCCAGGCGATTATGTCGGCGCGCGCAAGGTCATCAACGGCACTGACAAGGCGGCACTGATCGCGGGCTATGCCGTGACGTTCGAGGCGGCGCTACGGGCGGCGAAATACAGCCCCATCGCTAATGCCGTGCCAGTCACGCCCGCAACCACGCCAAGCGCACCAGCGGCCAGCACAGGGCTTCTGGCGGCTATCATCGCGGCGGTTGTCGCGTTCTTTGCACTACGGAAAGGATAACCCATGTTTTTAGCAATCCGAATGCTGATCTATGTTGCAGCTGTGCCTGTCGCGGCATGGCTTGGCGGCACCTATGACCCGTCCACGCACATCATCACGCTCAACGTGGATACCGCCATCGACGTGATCGGCGGGCTTGTGCTGGCGTTCGGCGCGTTCCTGTCCAGCCGTTTGGCCCAAGCGCGCGGCGGCAAGACATGATCGCCATGGCCGTTGCCGCTGTGGTGTCCGTTGTGGGCATCCTGGCGGCATACCTGACCGGCAGATCCACCAAGACAACCAAGGAGGCGCAATCACGCGCTGACACATTCGAGAGGGCATCCCATGCGGACACTGGCAATCCTGACGGCAGCACTGATCTTGACTGGCTGCGCAAGCGCGGCAAACGATAGCGCGCTGACCAGTATCCTAGATCGGCCCATGACGGCACACGCGGCAAGCCTTGGCGGCAATGATGTGCAGGACATGCGCCGCACCGGGCGAATACTGATTGCCACCTATGACGCCGCGCGATCTCGAAGATGACCCTTGATTACCGCAGGCCCGAAAATGCCCCGTCGTCCTTAACCGGGCGGCGGGGTTTTTTCGTTCTGGACGCAAGCGGGCCTTAACCCTTTCCCGCTTGCGCCCAGGTATCGACCGCCTAGCTTTCGGATCTTGGGTTCAGGCTTGTGGCGGCCAATTCTGAGTGTCCCTTTATGTAAGATGTTTCGTCATTGATTTTTGAGCCTTAGAGGCGCGACAAAATCGGGGGTTATTTAGGCGTAAATTCCCGGCGATTTCCTCTGCCTGTTTTCGGTCCATCAACCAAGCGTCATCAAAATCATCTGTCCACTTTTGGTTTCCTGACCTGACGGTCGTATGCCCATCCCCCCCCACCCATCG